GCTAATATATTACAATTTGAAGATCCAAATACTCTTAATAATTATATAAAAAGACTTAAAGATAAAGGTGCTTTTACATATAAGAAAGGAGTATACGATGTAAACAAAATGTTAAATCCAAAAATAACTAAAATTGATATCAGCATTATATAAAACACATGTAGTATCAGAATTTGTAAAATTACCTTATCATATACTGGTAATACAAGATATTAGAGGTAAGATATTAAAATTAGAAGTAAGAGAAATATTTGACGATGAGTAAAAAGAAAAAAATGCCTAGTATATTTACTATGGCTAAAAATTTTGCTAAAGATTTAGGTAAATACATTAAGGAAGGAGCTCCTAATGTAACTAATAAACAATATACAGAAAGACTAGAAGCTTGTAACAAATGTCCACATTTAAATAAAAAACAAATGAGGTGTACTTTGTGTGGGTGTTTAATTGAACACAAAGCAAAATGGAAAACTACTACATGTCCAGATACACCGCCTAGATGGAAAGCTTTATATAAAAGACCAGGGACACCTGCAACAGAAAGAGAAAGACATGCTAAAAATATAAATAAAATATTAAAAATGGGAGCTGAGGATAAAATGTGGGATCCTCAAAATCCAGAAACACTTGATCCTTTTTTAAAAGGGATTGGAATAAAAGGTGGAACAATAGTTATAGATGAAAAAGGAAACACAGAAAATAGAGAAGAAAAAGAAGAAAATAAGGATAAAGACTAAAGATTTTTTAAGGCCTTTTCCAAGAGAAGAGTATTTTAGTGTTAAAGAACTATATACTATGCTGGAAGATAAGTTTAAAGGTGAAGAACATAAATCAATAGAAAAAAGTTTAAAAGAACATGGATATGCCCCAGAAAAAGAAGAGTTTGATTATATAAAAATAAAAGCATACTTTGATATGGGATATAAAATTGTAGATGGTAGAAAAAGAATAGCAGTATTAGGAAAAAATAAAAATAATAATACAAAATTAAAAGTTATTAATACTATACCCCTCTATAAAAAAGATACAAATATAAACATAAGAAATTTTAACAAATCATTTGATGAGTTTAGAAAAAAAAATAATACAGAGATTAGCAAATAAATATAATCTCCCTTTACAAAAAATTGAAAGTATAGTATCTTGTCAATTTAAATTTGTTTCTAAAATAATGAAAAAAGGAAATTTTGATTCTGTAAGACTTCCATATTTTGGTAAATTTCATGTCAATAAAAATAGATTAAAATATATAAAAGAAAAAAGTGGAACTATTAACAATAAGTGATAATAAAGTAATACCTTCTGCGTATACATTAACTATACCAGAATTTAAAGATTTAAAGATAGAAGAATTAGCTTATATCTTTTACATGGTTGATCACAGATCTCCGTTTGCAGTTTATGAGGAAGAAAAAAGAAAAGAAGAAGTTGTAAAAAGTGTTTTTAAAAATACAAATACAAAAAAACTTGTATGGCGTAAAATTAATGCGGGATGTGATAAATACAGAGAATTAACAGAGACTTCAGCTGTAAAATTATTAAAGTCAGCTAGAGCTTCTGTAACTAAATTAGAAAAGTATTTTAAAAATATAGATCTAACATTAGTAGACGATAATGGGAAACCAATATACTCTGCTAAAGACCTAGTAGCAAACTTGTCAAAAATGGGTGATGTAATAGCTGGATTGTCTAAATTAGAAGATCTAGTTAGAAAAGAGGAGCAAGTAAATAATTCTAATAGGGGAGGGGTAATAACAAATAAATATAGTCAATAAATAAATAATTATGAAAATAGATTGGATAAATTCTTGGAAAAGTGGCAGAAAAAGTAATATCTTTGAAGTTACATTAAGGTTAGGACAACTAACTGTACTTGAAATTTATATTAATCCTGATTTAAAAGAAAGCAGGTTTATGATATTAAATTTTGGGTTTGAACTTTGGAAAGATAAATAATATGTATATATACAATGCAAAATGCGTAAGAGTGGTTGATGGTGATACTATTGATGCTGAAATAGATCTAGGATTTGATGTTAAAATCAAAAAAAGAATTAGATTAGCTGGTATTAATGCACCAGAATCTAGAACTAGAAATAAAGTAGAGAAAAAACTAGGATTAGCTGCAAAAGAAAAATTAACAGATATGTTAGATGGTGCAGCTAATTGTTTTGAATTAGAATCTCAAGAGTTAGGTAAATATGGTAGAGTTCTTGGAAAATTACATATAGATAAGATCGCAGGTAAAGATGTGATAACCAAAGTTTGTATAAATGATGAATTAGTCAAACAAGGTTATGCAACAGAA